GCAAATTGATATAGGCGTAACCCGTCCGGGTGCCGCCGTCCACCGTTACTTCCATTCCGCCTGCTGCCGTGACTTGTAAATGTCCATACGCCACGCCCTCTTTGTAAAAAGGGGCTTTGTCCTCGTTCATGTCCTGGCCGTTGTACATGTGTTCTTTATCGTTTAGGTCGGTAGCATTATAGAAAAATCCTCTTACTGCCATGGTCTTTTCACTCTCCTTTCCTTTATTCGTCCCATTTTATTGTGGTGGGTAGGGCATCCCCAAAAGTGGGCACCACATACATGCCCCCGTATTCGTAAACCTCGCAAAGTTCCGTAATGCGTAAATTTAATACTTTGTTCCATTTTGCCTTTTCTACTGTCACAATGTCCCCTAAATCGTAATCCGTGCCATAGATAAAATTAACCTCGGCTTCCACTTCGGCTTCTATGTTCTCAATCACGGCGTTTTCCGCTTTGTACTGCTCCCCCCGGATGCGTAACGCTTCCAGGTATTCCGCATTGGTTGAAAAATCATCTTTATTTATGTCTTTGGCATCCAAAAACTCTTCCCGTAAATCAAACCCCGTTCCGCCGCCTACCGTTACATAAATACGGTCCGCACCGTCCCCGGCCCCACCTACAACAATCTTTGTTTTGGCGGTTTCGTCTGAATAGGTATGTTTTGCACGGTTTAGGTTGTTGTAACTCTCTGAAAAGATTACACGGGGCTTTGTGCCTTGCTTCGTGGTTCTGTCTATGCCTTTATATGTTTCAAAGGTCATTTTCTTACCCTTAAAGTCCGGCACTACTCTAAAGCCCAATTCACAATACCGGGCAATCTTAGAAAGATAGGTTAATACATTCTTATAGGTTGCCTGGAATGTTATTTTGGTTGCATCCCCTATTCCTGGGGCTACTTCCAACAACGGTACTGCTGCCATGCGGTTAATCATATAACGCATAGCATCTTCACACGTTCCGTTAAATGTAAACATGGGACCGGTCAATCTGTCATTAAAATATATAGGCAGAAAATAGCCGTTTCGCACAATCTCATTTACAAGGGTGCTTTCCTCTTCTGTCTGGTCCCCACGGATAACGGCGGCTTCATCCTTTCCCTTTGGCCTTATTACATTACCCGGCTGCAAAAGCCTTATGTTGTCCTCTGTTGCTGGGGCGTGTAACTCAAACGTGCCACACTCGTAATATTTTCTATGCCATTGTAAGGATGTATGGTTTTCAATCGTCCCCAGGCGGTACAAATTGCGGTCATATACAATAATTTCCATGCTCTTACACCCCCAAATATGAAATGCGGTAATATACGGACACGGATAAATAGTTAATGCCGCTTTCTGCATTGTATGTAATGGTGTTTGTGCCGTCCTGCAACTGTATAAAATCCCCGTCCTCGTCCAAATACTGATTTATGATTGTTCCGTACATAGAAACAACCGTTTCCCAATCAATCATTCCGTAACGGTCCTTGTGTTCCTCGATTTCTGCCTGGCTCACACCGTCCAAAAGGTATATATTTTTCTTTCCGGTGTGCGTGAAAATAACCACATATTGGCCGCTTTGCAATTCAAAATCATTTCCGGCATAACCGACTTTTATATATTTCCCGCTCTCTGAATGGTAAATAGCCGGATTTTTTACAATGCCGTCCGCTCTGAATATTGCAGTTATTCCGATATTGTCCGCACCGTTGTTATTTTCAATTTCCTTTACTAACTCGGCTTCCCGGTGTCCAAATTCCACGCCGTTAATATCAAACCCGTTTTCAAAGTACCAATCTGATACCCAACTTGCCATTACCACTTCCACATCTGACAAGTCCTTAAAATACGGGTCGGTGCAAATAAGGCTAATTGTATAATCCCTTATAACGCCCGTTGTTGCCCCTGGTGTCACGCTTTCCACTCTGTAAGTGATTGTTTTTATATCCCCGTCCTCGCTATATTCAAGCGTTCCGGTTCTACCCTTTGGAAACACTCTATACAGTAATTCCCGGTTCTTTCTGTAATCTCCGTCAATCTCTGCGGTTATTACAATGTTTCTTTCCTTTGCCGTGCTTCCCTGGTATGTGCTGCCGTCTGTTGTGGTGTTTTCTGATGTGGTAACATTGCAATCATAACCATATATTCCGTCAAGCCCTAATAGGTGGAATGGGTTATTGTCCCAATCCCACCTAAAGGCAATAGAAACATTTTTATCATTTGTGCAAGTAACTGTAATATCTGCCATAATTTACCCCCTCTGCATTGCAATAACCATTGCACGGGTCTGTATTCTCGTTTGTCTTGCTACTTCATAAGGGGATAGGGCTTTAGGACTTGTAATATTGATTTCCTGGTGGAAACCGCTATTGTTGCCCTTTAGGTTGTCTGCTGCCGTGTTTACCGCCGAACCCGTAAGCGGTGTTACAACTGCCTTTCCGTTTACCATGCTTAAAAGTTCCGGTCCGGCTTCTGCTAC